AATTCTTGGAATGAGGCATTTGCATTATGAAGATTTACAGAGAAAAAGACAAAATATGCTTCCACTTGAAAAAGGGCTTATTGAATGTCAAATAAAATAATAATTAAAAATTGGGATAATTCTGGAAAGATATTTGACCCTTGTTCTCTTTATAATTTTAGATTAGATTGGTTGGAGAATCGAATATTAAAACATCGCAAAAATAAAATTTTTCACAGTGATGAGCAATACCAGAGCTGGTATGATGAAGAAGAAAAAGTTTTTAATAATAATATGAAAGATTTAAAAAAAATTAAGAAATTACAAAAAAATATTGCGATTATTGTACCTACTCATTATCACCATTCAGTATGGCTAAGAGCTTGTTTGGAAAGCTGTCAAAAATTAGGATTCTTTATTCTCTTAGCTTATGATAATCCTTTCTATTCTAAAAATTTAAAAATTGAAACCAGAATGCCTTCCGTGGAAGCTCTTTGTCTTGCTGATTATATTTCGATTAAACCTAAGACTTGGGGATCTGGAGTAGGAATTCCTCATGCTTGGAATATGTTCTTTGGTTTAAAAATGCTTCAAGCTTTAGGTTTTGAATATATTTTTAATCTAAACGGAGATTGTATTTTGGAAAAACCAGAAAATTTTCACATTATAAGAGAAATGCTTGGAGGAAATGATTTAATTTCTTGTGAATATATTCCTGAAAAAAAATATTGTGGAACTATGAGTTTTCTTTGTAAAACAAAGATTTTAATGGAAATTTGGGAAGAATATATTGAAAAGCTTTATTTTTTTAATATAGGAAATGCAGAAAGAAGAATGGGAGAATGGGCTGCGAAGAAAAAAGCAAAAGTTGTTTTAGTAGAAAATCCTGAAGATGCCCATTTTAAACCTATTCCTGGAGCAGATAAAAAGGGGACTTGGAGAAAAGTTTTAGGATTAAGACATTTACATGCTGAACATAAAATCAGGAGAGTTTTGAAGTTAGATCCAATAGAAAAGAAATATTTTGATTATGGTCCAAATATGTTATTTATGAATGGACATGAAAGAAGGACGATAGTTGAATACCATAAAACAGGAAATCATAAATATTTGGAAGCATGGTGGGGGAAATAGCATGGAAAGAAAAATTATAAAGCATATAGATAAAATAAATGAGATAATAGAAGGGAAAACAGTTTATCCGATAACATGTGAAATTGATCCATCTAATCTTTGTAATTTAGATTGTTCTTTTTGCATGTATAAAAGTTTTATTAAAGAACATAAAAATCTTTTGGATTTTAACTTGTTTGAAATGGTTATCAAACAACTAAAATATTTAGGAGTAAAAAGTATCACCTTTACGGGAGGAGGAGAACCCTTGATGAATAAAGATTTTATTAAAATGGCTTCTTCTGCTTATAGTTTGGGATTTGAAATAGGCTTAATAACAAATGGTACTCTTTTGAAAAGAATTCAAAAACCTGAAATTTTTAAATTTATAAGGATAAGCCTCGATGCTTATGATGAAGATTCTTATAAAAAAGTAAAAGGAAAAAACTTATTTACCCAAGTCATTAGAAATATTTTTGATCTCGTTAATTCAAAACCAACAGATGTTGGCATAAGTTATGTAATTTGCCCTGATAATATTTCTGGGATTGAGGAGGTTCAGAAGATAGCAGGAGACCTTGGAGTAGATTATATACAATTTAAACCAGCATGGATAAATGGAAAGAAAACAGAAATTCCAGAAGGGTTATTAGAAAAAGAAAAAAGTTCTATAGTAACTGAAAGATTTAGTGCAAAAGATAATCTTCCTTGTATAATTGCTGGATTGATAGGGATTATTGGAGCAGATGCAAATGTATATTTTTGTTGTCAACACAGAGGCAAAGAAGAGTTTTCTTTAGGTTCTTTAGAAGAAAATACCTTTCAAGAACTTTGGGAAAAAAGGAAAACAATTATTCCTGAGATAAGTAAGTGTCCCCAGTGTAGATATATGAATTATGCCAGAGGATTTCAAAAATTCTCTCAATCAAAATACAAATTTTTAAGACATACTAATTTTCTTTAAAAAAAGGAGAACGAAATTATGGCAACTACACCTTCGAATCTTTCCAAACAGCCTTATGAAATGTTTCCGATTGAATTTGATTTTGATAAACAATTAGATTCTGATGAAACAATCAAAGAGAAAGTTGTTACATCAGCTAAAGGAACAGTTGATACTACTTCTGACATTATTACAGGATCAGTAATCAGTAGTGATGGCAAAATTGTAATTGTTGGAATCAAAGGGGGAGTAGATGGAGATTCCCACAAAATAACTGCTAAAGTAATAACTACAAAACTTCTTCCTGGAACTCCTGCGGTTTATTCTAAATACGAAGGGGAGATTACAATGACGGTAGTGGAAATATTAGGATAGGAAAACAGAAATTTTAAAAATTTATTAGATGAAATATATTTTTAAGAAGCTTCTTCTTTCTAAAAACCATTTCAGATTGTAAAGTTTTTTCTTGTCAAAAAAATAAAATTTATGCTAAACTATTCACTGACTATTAACTGAGTTCTTTAAGAAGGAGATGACCTATCCCTGAGATATTAGATAAATGTGTTGCCAAGCTGGTAAAGCAAGGAAAAAGTAAGAGTTCTGCTTTTGCGATTTGTACGGCAGCTTTGAAGAAATCTGGAAAACTGGATGATAATTTCTTAGAAAATTTAACGAAATTCGTTAAGTTAGTTGAAGCTTCACATAAGAATATGTCGGGATTAGAAGATTGGGAATATTTAATTCATCATATTCATAAAGACCCCAAGACAGGAAAAGAAATTATTCATCATTGTCCATTAGTTGATCATCTTGGAAATCTTTATTTGATTGATCATATAAAAGCGAAGGATAATAAATTCAAACATTGTGTTATCGGAATGGTCGAGGATCAAGAAGTTTATTGGAGCGATGAGGAAGCTGTGGAAGCTAAAGAAACAGTGCCTTGTGCAAATAGGCAACTTAAATGATAAAACACCCTAAAAACTGGAATCAAATCGGAACTAAGATAACGCTGACTCAAATTGATGAGACTATGATTAAGATTATCAAAGATTTGGATTGTAATTGTTTATCTTTATCTGGAGGAATTGATTCGTCATTACTACTTTCTTATATGGTTCAAATTTTTGGAAAAGATGTAAGGTGTTATACCATTGCTAAAAATACAGATCATCCTGATTATATTTTCGCAAACCTCATTGCAAGACATTTTGGAATAGATTGCATAGCAAATATTCCAGACGGATATATTGAAAGAAAATCAGGAGATTTTCCAGGGGATGAGATAGTAAGAAATTTTTATAATACCCTATCTCATAATGGAATAAAAAGAATTATTACAGGAGACGGGATTGATGAGTTCATGGGCGGTTATTACGGTCACATGAAAAATCCAACAGAGGAAACCTATTTCAATTATCTATTAAGGCTACAAGAAGAACAACTTGAGCCATTAAATAAAAATAGTGGAGAGGTGGAAGCACTTCTTCCGTATCTGGATCAAAGGTTGATTCTTTTGTTTGCACAGATTCCACTGAAGGAAAAATTTGATTCTCAAAATAGGAAGAAGATTATTATAAAATTAGCTGGGTATAAAAGAGTGCCAAATGAAATTATTAATAGACGAAAATATGGATTCGTTGATGCAATGACAATTAAATAGAGAGAAATAAATATGAACTTTTCAGATAAAGTTATTAATTCAATTAAAGAAAGGCGTCTGAATAAATTAGCGGAGGAACATATGGAAACTAAAGGCAAAAAACAATCCAAAATTTCTCATCGCTTTACTTTTCCACTCTCCGAATCTACCCTGTTATCTTTTGAACTAGCAGGAAAAGATAAACCAATTGATATTCAAATTTTAAAGGAAGGAAAATTTCGTCACCCTTGGTGGGGAATTCTTACCTTTAATGGTGCTTTTTTTAAAAAACTAATCCATAATTTTGATCAAGATATTCCTCAAGAAGAAATTGCTTTTGATTTTCAACACAGATCAGATGCGGGGGCTGCTGCATGGGTTAAGAAGCTTTTTCAAGAAGGAAAAAGTTTAATGGCTTCAGTTCTTCTTACTGAAGAAGGGAGAAAATCTATTGAGAAAAAGGAATTCAAGTATTTTTCTGCAGAATATACAGATGATTATTCAGAATATCTTTTTGAAGAGGAGGTGAATGAAAACGGAGAAACAATAGAAAAAGAAGTAAAGATAAATTATGGGCCAGCTCTTTTAGGAGGAGGATTAACGAATAGACCTTTTATAAAAGGGATGAAGCCAGTTTCTTTAAGTGAAGCTGGAGAAATAGTAACCTTGGAAGAAATTTTAGAAAATGAAGAGGAGGTGAATGTTGAAATGGAGAAGAAATTGAAAGATTTGGAAAAAGAACAAAAAAAGTTACAGGATCAAATGGCAGCTCTTAAAGACGAAAAGGATGAAAAATCACAGAAAGAGCTAAAGGATTTACAAATTCAGTTGGAAGAAATTAAAACTGATATTAAAACTCTTAACGAAGTTGGAGAGAAAAAGAAAAGGGAAAATGCTAAGAGTCTAACTGAAACGGAAAAGAAATTGGAAGAGACTTCTAAGAAATTGGAAGAGACCTCTAAAGAGTTGGCAGAAAGTAATAAGAGAGGAAAAGAACTTTCTGGAAAGGTAGATACTCTTGGAGATTCAGTTAAAACTCTTATGAAATCCAATGAAGACCTTGCTGTTAGAGAGTATAAAACCGGAATGGAAAAAAAGCTTGGAGATTTTAAGACGATGGGAGCTTTCCCGTCTACTCTTAAGATAATTGAGCCTATTTTGTTTTTGGAAGAAACAAAGAAGTTTTCGATTACGCTTTCCGAAGTTAAGAAAGAAGGGGAAGATCCTGTTAAAAGAACTCTTTCTCTTGCAGACGTTATTTATGATCTTCTGGATTCTATTCCTCAAGAATTCAGATTTTCGGAGAGTGAAGAAAGTGAGGCTATAACTTCAGCAAGTGGCGGAAAAGAAATGTCTGTTACTGAAGTTGAGAAATATGCAACCGAAAAGAAAATTTCTTTTGGGGATGCTTTAGTCGAACTTCAAATGGACGGAAAAATCAAAGAAGACTAATTTTAATTTAATAGACTAAAAAGTTTTTATAAATTTTAAAAGGAGGTGAACAAGATGGCATTACCGACTGAAGAAACTGGACACAGTTACGGATGGAGTCCTAATGATTTTATCCAAAACTTTTTGTGTGAAGGGAGTGACGACAGAGGGGGAGAAAGTAAAGGGGCTATGGAAGGTAAACTTTCTATTCTTGAGGGAGATGTTGTTCAAATTGGGACTGATTATAGAGAAGTGGAACCTTATGATTATAGTGCAACGACAACTGTTGCTCTCGGAGTAGCTCTTGCTGATGCTGTAGATGGAGATATGGTTCCTGTCTCTTGCGGTCCTGTTGTAAAATGTGAATGTGCAGAAGCCGTCACAAGAGGAAATCTTGTTGGTCCTGATGATGGAGAAAATGCTCTTATTAAACCTGTTACTCCTACCGGAGGAGGTACTCTTCGGGGACTACTTGGAATAGCTCTTAAAACTGGAGATGACGGAGATATTGTTCCAGTTTGTATGAAAGGGCTCGGATTAACTTTTGTAACTTAATTAGTCAGAATTCTAATTTCCTCCTTATTCAAGTTTAGAAGATAAGGAGTTTAATCAAAGAAAAGGAGGTGGTACGAATGTTTAATGTTCAAAAGGGAAATGTTAGAGATGATAAATTTTTGACTAATCTAGCAGTACGTTACTCTAACAATGAATTTGTCGGATCAGAATTTCTGCCTGAATATGGAGTCCAGAAAGAATCTGACAAATATCGTATTTTCAGAAAAGATGGGTTTTATAAGGGTGCGCCCAAGAAAGCAGATGGGGCCATCACAGAGGAAGCGACTCTGTCATACGACGAGGGAACATATAGCACCTACGAAAGAGCTCTTAAGGATATCGTAACCGATAGGGCTATGCAGAATGCTGATGCCCCTGTTCGTCCTAAGGTAGATGTTACAAACTTTCTTACAGAAAAAGTTCTTCTTTCTGAAGAAATTGACATTTGGGCTTTGCTTTTGGGAACTTCAGGTCTTGAAAGTGGAGCTTATTATGCTAACCTGACCGCTGCCACTGCTTGGATTGACGGTACTGATCCTGATATTTTGGGTGATCTTTCTGATGCAATTGTTCTTATTTCAAAAGCCACAGGAAAACGTCCTAATAAAATAGTTTTCACTTCAGAGGTTTCTGAAGCAATTGCGGCCGATCCTGTTATTAGAGAGATTCTTAAGTATCATACTACATCTATGATTACAGGGAATGCTCTTCCTGCTACCCTCAGAAATATGAAGGTATTGTTTGCTGACGGGCTGTGGAATGAGAACGATGAGGGTCAGACTGCGTCTTATGAGTATATTGTTAAATACAGGGTGGCAATGGCTTTTGTTGATCCGTCGAATAATCTTACTCTTGGTAGAACCTTTGTGTCTAAAAAGTTTAAAGTTGTTAAGTGGAGAGATGATGACCGAGAAGGTGAATTCATTAAGGTGAATAAGGTCTATTCTCCTAAGATTACCAATTTAGATGCAGCTTATATGTATAAGAGAGTAAAAACCGGAACATCCGGGGATGACTAAAAATAATTTTCCGATTCAGCCTTAGTATATGGTTCAGAGGTCTACTTCTGATTAAATGAATATAGGAGAGATAAAATGTCACAAGCAAGATACTTATGGGGAAATAGCAAAATTGGATATTTAAGTTTTGACTCCATGACTGCTGCTCCTCCTGCTAAAGCGGGGAGGATGTATGTAGATAGTGATGGTCATTTTAATTTTTGTGAAGATGGAACGTCTTTTTTACTTATTCGTGACGTCCTTCATAATTAAAAATTAATCTCAGAAAGAGAGGATAAAATTATGTCTGTAACGGTGATTGTTAAAAAACCGAATCTTAAATATAAGGTTCCTGGATATAATAAAGGTAAATCGTTTGTTGCAAAAGTTGGACAAGCCATTACCTTAGAAAAAGCAATTGCGAGAAAGGAATTGAAGACAGGGAATGTCAGACTTCCTTTAGAAGAAGAAAAACGTAAATCTAAGAAGAAAAAATAAAGAATGAAACTAAATCATGGGCAGAATTTATTGTACTTTGGATGATACTAAAAGACTTCTTCGGTCCGTCGGAGTACAGTCAGAATCGAAAGTAAGATTTTCAGAATCCTATAAAGAATTAAAAGCAGACCAAGGTAACAACGGATCAATTTCTCTTTCCGGAGTATCATTCTCTAAAAAATTTGCTGCCCATGAAACCTTTTCGTTTGAATTTACTGATTCTACTTCTTTCGATGTTGTTGGACAAATAGTTGGTTTTTTAGGATCAGGAACAGTTCTTTCTTCCTTTACAGCTTCTAATAGATTTAGTGTTCCAGCAGCAAATTGGAGCGGAGGAGCTTTAACTGGAGATATTTGGTATATTACATCTGATTCTGATATTAGCGAAAATGATGGTGATGATTTTATAAATGATGCTTGTAGAATTATTAATGCGATGTTGGAGAGCAAGTATGGTGGATTAGATAAAGTTTCTTTTTATGTAAATCCCGCAGAAGAAATTCCGCCTGCTATTATATTTGCCTGTATCAGACTTTCTGCTTATGAAATTTTTAATTCAATCTATTCAGCAGCAGCATTAGAAGAAAATTTTCCGGTTCAAGGGTGGAAGAAATCTGCAGAAAAAATTCTTAACAATTTCATTGAGAGCCATGGACAAGGTCCAGTTTGGAAATCAAGAGATTCTTTAATCACAGAACTTGGAGTAGACGGTGTAGGAGATGGGGTTATTGAAATTGATAATTTACTAGATTCAAGCAATAAGGACTATGATCGATAATGTTTAGATTAAGTTTTGAAATACAAGGAATAAATGCAGCTTTTAGTGGACTTAATAATGCTAATGGATGTAAAATTCCTAAAACCTTTTGGCTTAATCCTTTAGATCGGCTAACAAGGATTATGGAAGATAGAGCTTCCCATATTGTTAGATTCGGAGTTTCAAAGGCAACAAGAAAGTGGAGAAGGTGGGCTTACTTTAAAGATTATATGGTAGAAGCCCACAGAGGAGAAGGAGCTCATGTTTTAAATAGTCCAAAAGTGGGGCGTAGGACTGGGACTTTTATAAAAGATCTAAGAAAATCTCAAGAGCCGGGAGTTCATACCTCTATTTTAGGAGAAGTGTTAGAATATTCCATTGTTCCTGAGGCTTTTGCTAAAGTAGGAGGAGGAACTTTCAAGGGAAAGGGATATCCTACGATATTTAATCAGTATTTGATAAACAGAGGAATTGTTCCTGAAGAGGGAATTGTAAGTGTTGATTCTGGAGAAGAAAAATATCTTTTTAAAGCTATAGAAAATCAGGCTATAATTCTTTTTTCTAGACAGTTTCAACAAACAAGGTAATAGGTAAAAATGGTTGAAGATTTTAGAGGAGAAGGGAATTTATATAAAAATGCAGTTTTAAATTGCATGGAAGTCTTAAAAAAATTCCCTAGTGAATCTGGAAGAAGAATAAATGGTTTTTACGAGGAAGATATTTCTAATCCCAGAACTCCCTGTTTTATTGTTCTTGTAACTGATTCAGATGATGAAAGAAGATCATCTCAAAATTTGACTCAGATTAGATATACGATAAATATTGGTCTTGAAATTTGGTATTTTGAGGAAGACCTTACAGAACAGACCAAAAGAAGTGAAATAACTTATGTTTTATGGGAAATCAACGAATTATTAAAAAGAAATATTACTTTAAACGGATTTGTTCCAAAGTTGGGAATAGAAGTTGTAGGGGTAAGTTGGATTCCGAGACTTAGAGGATCTAAATGGTTAGCGGGAGGAGTTATTAATGTAATTGTAAAAAAATTACATATGACTAGTATAACATCTTAAATAAGAATTAAAGTTGAAATTTTAAATTAAATAAGGGGGTGAAATTATGACTCTTCATGTCGGGCCGGCTGTCGGCGCAAAAGGTCAGGTGGGACTTGCTGAGGAAGGTGCTTGGGGATGTCAATCTCAAGAAATGACTAATTTTATTGAAATGACAAGTGAATCAATTGTTTCTGAAATTGGGTCTCTCGTTTCAGGAGCTCTTCGGTCAGACAGAGCTACTCATAAAAGAATTGGAGGGGTAGAAGCTGCTGGAGGAGATGTTAATTGTGAAGTCGGACCAAGTGGATTTGAGACTTGGTTCAAACATGCTCTTGGAGAAGTTGAAACTACGAGGCTTGATAAAGCTTTTGTTTTAGAATGCACAAATCCAAATGAAACGAATGCTGTGTTGTCAATTACTCAGGTTGCTGGTTTGGCAACTGAGTTGAAAGTAGACATGGTGGTCGGAGCAGATCTCACTCTTGATCTTACAAATGCTTCTTATGATACTATTGGAGAAGTAATGACTGCCATTAATGCTCATGCTAACCTTGCAGCTTGGAGTCCCTATCAAGCTACTCAAGGAGTGTGGCAAACATCTTTAGATGCTACTAACGATTATTGTGCTTCTGGGGATAACAGTAATCGTCTGGAAGAACTTGCAGATATAGAACTTATAAAGAGTCCTGATAGGCGATGGGTTGTGAGTACAGAATGGGGGTGTTTTTCTCATCAGATCCAATGTGCTCAGGATCTTCCTCCGGGGATGAGTATTGAAGTTGGGAGAGATGTTGCAGCCTTCTTATATTCAGGAATGAAAATCAACACAATGGAATTAAATGCTACTCCAGGAGAGTTTTTTGCCGGAACTTTTGGATTAATGGGCAAAGGTGGAACAACCTCAGATACTCCGGCTGCTGCTTCTGCAAATGCTGGAAACGCTAAGAATGCATTTAAAATAAGATATGTAGGAGAGCAGGCTTCCGCAACTCTGGAAATTGATTCAAGCAATTCAGTATTAGTTTTAGAAATTGATGCAACTACTGAAGATGTTGTTTTAAATATTAACGAACCTTATGTTGATCCTGAAACAGGTATCGTTTATAATGTAAATCGGATTGGAGGAATTGTAGATTATTTAGACGATTTATCTTATATTGATTGTCAAATTGCAGATTATACAGATCCAAGAACTCTCACTACGAGCTTAGATAATTATCCGGCTACAGATATAACTTCTTCTGATTATGTTTGGTTTAATTTTGAATCGGATGTTAAAACTTCTCTTCCTGTTCTTTGGGGAGATTATATTGGAAGCGACTCAGGAGATTCAGTAACTTTCCACATAAAGGTTACTGGAGCAGGAGTTCCTGGAGTTGCAAAGCTTCAGTTTCAGAAAGCTGGTGGAGGTTATGGGAATGAATGTACGACTTCGGCAACAGTTTCTTCTGAAGTCAGAACAGGAGCGAATGTTGATTCGGGTTATGATGTTTTTTTCCCAGATAATACTGAACTTCAACTCGATGACATTTGGTCGTTTGAAACGATTAGACCTTCTTCCGATACTGACTATTCTGATATTGATCCTTATTCAGGGTACGAAGGGTCCCTTGAGATCGACGGTGCTACTCAGCCTATAATGGGGTGGACATGTACTGTTAATAATAACCTTTATGGAGATAAATATCATCTTGGTGAGAGAGTAAGAGCTAAGTTGCCTGAACAGAAAAGAACTGTTGAAGGAACAGTTAATGTAGAGTTTGATGATCTGGATCTCTATAGAAGATTTCTTAATGGTACTCAGGGTGACTTAATAATGGAATTCACTTCAGCAGAGTATATCGAGACTACTGCTCTTGGAAATAGTGCAACTCAATTTGGCATGACTATCCGTCAGCCTGAAATTGAGTTTAACGGAGCAACTCCGACAATTGCTGATGAAGGAATTATTACTGTTGATATGCCTTATGTTGCATTATGGGATGATGACAATAATATTCCTGAATTAAGAACAACAATTGTTTCGGATGTCCCATATATATAAGCTTGCTAGGTAGAATGCCATCGGACCTTGCCTTGCCGATGGATGCCTTAATTTGAGAGGTGGGCACTTAAAACCCCACCTCTCCTTCCCTATTAAGAATAGATAATAGAGGGAAAAAATGAGAGGGTATTTAAATCTATTTTTTTGGTTTCCATACCTTTCAATCTTTAGCCTTCTTTTTCTATTAGGGAGATTTCTCGAGAATCTAATTTGGAAAAAGGGGGTTTTTTTTATCCCACTTTTTAGGCTTTGGGTGTTTTTCACTTCTAGGAGTTATCTTCTATTTGAAGATTTAATAAACCATTTTTCAAAGGAGGCTGGTATCATGGGAAAGATAGCTGGAATCAAAGCAGATCAAGTTCACGATTTTACACCGAAAGAAGAGGTGAAGTTACCTGTTGAAGAAAGAACGGTTTTTAAATGTAAGTTTCTTTTAGTTCAAACGGCTGCTAAAATCACAGATCAGGTTTATTCGGCAAAGGGATTTGGAAATAAAAGAGAAGAACTTTTAAAAGCAGGAACTCAGGAACTTACCATTCTAAGGGAAGGGTTAGTTGGTTGGGAAAATTTCTGTTATGAAGATGGAACAGCAATTGAATGGAAAATTCCTGAAGGAAGTAAACAGAAGAGAGAAGCAACTTTGGATGAAAACCTAAACAAGATTCCTCCTGAAACTCGGGGTGAGATTTCCGATTTTATTAGAGGATCAAGCACCGTAGACTTGGACTGACTCAAGAGTTAAGGCTCGCAGTAAGGTGGGGAGTTGCTCTTAGATATCTTCAAAATCCTGCTCAGTGGGAATGTGATTACTGCGAGTCTAAACAAAGCCTTAAAGAAAATAGAAATTGTGGGTGGAAAAAGCTTGGAGAATGCAAAACATGCGGAGAAATATCATTTGAGGACGTCGAGAAAGAACATAGGACGTCAAAGTTTATATGCCCTAAGTGTGGGGGCAGGGTTAATTTTGGTAAGAGTGAATTTCTATTAGGGACAACTTATAAAACTCCAGGCTGTCCTAAGTCAAGAATTACAGAAAGGGCTTTGTTTCTTATTAACTTGGTAGACTGGTCAGAGTCAGTTGGAAAATTACCTTCTGCTGAAATTCTTTTTGAGGAAAGTATGTTTTATTTTGAAGTTAGAAATTTCGTTCTTTCTGAAAGAGCTATTTCTGAAAATGAAATGGAACCTAAAGAAAAGGGGAAATAAGGATGGCTTCTAGAGATCTAACATTAATAATGAGACTGAGAAGAGCTAAAGGGAATCAAGCAGAGATTAAAAAATTAAGGTCTGAAATTGAAACTCTTCACAAAGATCTGGGCAGAGGATTTGCTTTTGGTGAAAATGTTAGGAAAGATATTGCAAAAGTAGCAGGTGAAGTTAGAAAGACAAATCCAGAAATTAAGAAGTTTGTTAAAAATCTAAATGAAATTGAAAGAAAACCTGTTTCAGGACTTAAAAAACTTAGAAATAAGTTGGTAGAAGTTGGAGAAATAGTAGGAAGTTTAACCAAAAAATCAAGAAGAGCAAAGAAAGAGCTTGGAAGTATGCCGAGAGAAGGAATTTCTGAAATTCGAAAATTGAGCGGGGTCTTGGATCCCGCCAATAATGCTATGCATGAAATGATGAAAATGACTATGCAGACTCAGAAGCATACTACTTCCCTTGCAGGTTCTCTGAACAATTCAGCAAAACAATTCTATAAAGTCGCAGAAGGAGCACACGGAGTAAGTGGTTCTTTGGTCATTGTTAATAGAAAAGCTGATGAAACGATTAATCTTTTTTCCCGCCTGACTATTAAATTAACATCTCTTGAAAAGAAACTTTTAGAAGTTCAAGCCATTAGTGGAATGAAGAGGACTGCTCCTTTTTCTGAAGAGATTAATGGTTTAAAAGTATTCCAAAAAGAACTTATTAAATTGAGAATGGAACTTTCTAAAGTTTATAGAGAACAGGTAAAGACTAAACAATTTGGTGTAACTCAGGAGATGATAAATGAGTATAAGAAAATTCAAGTAGAAGTTAATAAATATAAAACTGCTCTGGCTGAACTTCCCGCTTTAATTAAAAAATATGGAGCTCAGTATAAAGAATTTGAGAGGATGACTAATTCAATTAAGAAAGGAGCAAAAGGTCTTACTAATCTTGCTACAACGGCAGAAGGAGGAGCAGCCCATATAAGTTCAAGTATGCAAAAGATTGTCGATAAGACTCATGAAATGAGAGAAAAAGTCATTTCTAGTTTTAAGGCAATTGGAATAGCGAATGTAAATAATGCCGTTTCTATAGAATCTTTTGAAAAAATTCATAGAAAAGCTTTGACAAAGACAGGTAATAGTTTTCAAAAACTTGAAGTCTTAGTTAAAAAGTTAGAAGGTCAGATGGAAAAATCTTGGCAGCAAATGAGAAATTCTGTCCTCAATTTCATTAGAACTTCAACTATTGGATCACAAAAAATAAGAGAAGACTTTTCTTTAATTAGTCAAGCTGCAGAAAAATTAGGCAATAGAGTTCTGAGTTTAGAAGAAATGTATATTGGGTTAATTGCAACAAATAAATTGTTGAATGATACTTATAAACATACTTCTGAAGCAATGAAGATAAAAAATCAGATAATGGCTGAATCAATTGCTTTGAGTAAAATTTTAACTGGAGAAGATCTGAAAAGAGTTGCGAGCATTAAAAGAAACACATTAGCCTTGTTCGAACAAGGCTCTGCTATGAGAAAAATCCTTGCTCCAATAAGAACTCTTAAAGAAGGAATAAGAACGTTAAATGCTGAAGAAAGAGCTTTAGCCGCTTCTACAAAAAATTTAGCAAATTCAGAATATCTTTTAGCAAAAAGAGTAGATGTTGCCAGAAGTAAAGTTCAAGCCTATGTGGATACTATTATCAGGCTTCATAGTGCAACGAAAGGAATTGACAAGAGGACAAGGCAGGGGGCAAAGGCTTTTAGATTATCAGAAAAAGCATTATCTTTATTATCAGTAAAGGCTAACATTGCTACAAGAAATCTTGAAGTATTAGAAAAAGAATTAAATAGGCTAAGAAGAACAGGGGCAGATACGGCTAGAGCTCTTGATCGAGTAACTGCTGTTGGATTTGCGAATATGATAATTAGTCAAGCTGCATGGATGGCTGGTTTTCAAGTTATATTTGGCACTCTTGATAAATTCAAAAAAGCTCTTATGTCTGTTGTTGAATTACAACAGGCCAATGTTCGTGCAATGAGATCAGCTCGAAGTGAGACAATGGGCTATACTCAGATCTTTAATGAATTTTCGGAAGCAATGAGTAGGGCTAGGGCTAGAACTGGAGCTACTTTTGAAGACCTCGGAGAAATATTATACCAATTAGGATCTGCTGGTTTGACTGCTGAAGAAGCTTTAGCTGCTCTTAATTCTACTTTAGCTAATATAATTGGAACAGAAGCTGAAGCTAGAGGGATAACGAAATTAATTGCAGGTCTTTATCTTAATTTTGCTGATCAAGTTCTGAAGGTAGATGGAAAAATTAGATCTCTTTCAGAAGTAATGAAAGCTAACAATGAATCTCTTATAGAAAATATTTCTCTTACTGAAAAATTTGTCTATATCAACGACATGTTAGTTATTGCTTTTAACTATGCCCAAGTTGAAATGGATGAATTGAGAGATGGATTAAAGTTTATGGCCCAGTCTGCTAGAGCTGCTAATCTTTCTCTTGATCAGATGGTTGGAATACTTGCTTTTTTAAATAATCGTTTAATTAAAGCAGGAACAGCCGGTAGAGCAATGAGGGTTATTCTATCTAAACTAACTAAAGATGCAAAAGGATTTGCTGAGGCATTTGATATTAAAATTGATCCTCGGGAACCTCTTGATTTTCTTAATATAATGGAACAGATTAATGAGCAATATGGAGAGAGTATAATTTCAGTTGAAAAACTGGGAATAATATTTAAGAAATTGGGACTAAGAGGAGCCGAAGCTTTTAACTTAATTCAGAGAAATATAGGAGAAGTTAAAGATTATATTGAGCTCTTAAGAAGAGATGCAGAAGGTGCAGCTAAAGAGATGGAAAGGATTAGACTTTCAGATCTTGCTTCCCAGGCTGTGATTGCTGCTGTTAATCTTGAAGCTTTAGTCAGAAGAGGAGTAACCCCTTTAATGGAATCTATAGGACTTACAGTTGGAATGTTTAACAAATTAGCAGAAGGAATAAAAGAAGTAGATAAAGAAAATAAAAATTTCTTAAGTGGAGCAATTAAATGGGGATCAGTTGTTGTAACTGCCCTTGCGATGGGAGCAGCTTTTACCAAAGTGGGAAAAGCTTTTAACTGGCTTGTGGCTTTAGGGTTTCATTTATCTTCTGGTTTAATGAAAATAGGACAAGAAGCTAGAAATTCCAAGACTGCAATGCAAAGATTTAAAGGTGCAATTCAGGGGGTTTCTGCCGGATTCAGTTCTTATATAGCGAGCATTAGTTTTGCCAAAAAGGGCAATTTTGAATTAAATCAAGTAACTGGAAAATATGATTATGTTGCCAAGAAACAAATCGGAGCAATTAATGGAGTAAAGGCAGCATGGATCAGTCTCAATGCTGTAATGAAAGCTGCTGTCGTTATTTTGGGAATTTTAGTTGCTATTGAAATTATTAAATTTTTCGATGGAGCTTTAGATAGATTAAAAAAACAACATGCTGAATTGAAGGCAGCAACGGGTTCTACGTTAGGATATATTAATACTCTTCAGCTTTTAAGTAAATCTCTTGAAAACGAAACTGAGATAACAAAGAAAAATCAAGCAACTGTTAGGAAACTTATGATTGAAACTGGTCTTTTGAACAAAGAATATAAAAGTGAAGAGGATCAAATAAAGGCTGTTAGAGAAGCAACAAGTGAATTGATTGAATCTCAAAAGGAATTGGCAGAAATTCAAAAAGAAAGAGAATTATCTAAAGAATTAAGAATTGTTGAAAAAACTCTCGAACAGATTAATAAATGGGGGAAAGAAAACCTTACAACTATTGAAAAGGGTTTAGAATTAATCAGGAGAGACATTTCTGATTCTTGGATGGCAGAATTATATGAACAAACGGCTGATCTCATCAGTATTCTCCGAGGAGGTACGAGAGAAATAGAAAGAAATTTAGAAAAAGTGGGGGATAAGTTTGCAAAGTTATCATATAAAGTTGGACTTTATAGAGATGAGATAGAAGCTCTAGAAAGAATTAGAGAAAAAACAAATAAAGAAGGTAGAGAATTTACAGATTTATTAATATTATCTACAGAAAAAGAATTAAAGATAGCAGAGAAAAGATTAATTGAACATAAAAAAGAAATTGAAGCTCTTAAACAAAAATTTGTCCAAAGAAGCAAACTTACAGGAGTAACAGTTGAACAGACTACTGCTGAAAAAGATTTATCTAATGCAATAAAAAAAGCTCGAGAATTTTCAGAAGGCTTTTATAAAGAAATAAATAAAATGCACGAAATTAAAAGTTTAATAAAAATAACTAGAGAAGTTTTTGAAGATCTTGGAGAAACTGGAAAATCGGCAAGCTACAAAGTGGCTGAAGGATTTAAAAAACTTTCTACAGAATCTAATCTTTTATCATTTAATGCAGAAATTGAAAAATTAACTTACTTAATAGAAAATTTGGCTATTGATGACAGGAAAGGATTTTCTAAACTTTGGAAAGATGTAAACAGGCTAGGTTCGGAGGGGATTAAGAAAGTGAAAGCCTTTTCGGATTCAATAGTAAATCTGGAAAAGAGACAAGAAGAACTTCAACAAGATATGATCGGAATTGATTTTTCTATGGTTAGAGCTCAAAAATCTCATTATGGAGCTTTAGAAATATCAATTAGTTCTACTCTATCTACTCTTAGTGAATTTATTTCTGAAACAGAGAAGTATGGCAAAAAAATAGACAGCGCAAACAAAAGTGTTCTTGGAGCACAAGCTAGTCTGTATAAACTTAAAAGTGAAATGAAATTAGCAAAAAGAGGATCAGAAGAATATTTAAAAGTAAGAGAAGATATAAAAGCTCAAAATGAGAAGATTTCTATTTTAGAAGGAAGAGAAGAAAGGGCGAGGAAAAGAGCTAGAGAAGAAGTTGGATCTGGAATCAGATCTCTTGAAGAAATGAGAGATCGTACAGAAGATGCTATTCGAACTGAAGAAGATTTGAGAATGGCTCTTTCCAGAGCAGATGCAGAAAAAAGAAAAGCAAAACGAGGAACTGATGAATATAAAGTTGCTCAGGAAAATTATGTAGTTGTTCAAAAGGCTGTTGAAGATGTTGAAAAAAGAGCATCTAGTGCAGCAAGAGAAGAGTATCGAAATAAAAGAGATCTTCAGTATGAATATGGAAACCTTATTTATAAAATTCAAGAAATCCAAAGGATAAAAAGTGAAGAAGTTGGAAATACTAGAAGAGAGATTAATGAACAAGAGAAACTAATAAATTCATATGATAAAACTCTTAAAGGGCTAGAAGATAACTATAAAATTAGACAAGATATCACTAAAAATCTTGGTACAGAAAAGGGTATCCTTAAGGAAATTTACGATAAAGAGTTAGAACGAATAAAACTTGAGAAGAGTGCTGGAATTCTTACTGCTTTCGAAGCTAGAATTCAAAAGGAAGAAGCAGCTTTAATACTTGAAGAAAAATTTCTTAGATTACGAGAAGATGTAAAAGGGGCACTTGATAAAGAAAAAGCGGCAAATGAATCTCTTAAGCAAGCAATTGATGATAGAATTGAAAAAGAAAAAGAAAATAGAGAAAATGCCCTAGAAAGTCTTAAAAAAATCGAAAATGCTTATGACGCTATTGTTCAGAAAGCTAAAGATGGTATTCTTGTTAATGTAAAAACTGAAGAAGCTAGAAAATATATAGAAGATAATTTTTTAGATCCAATTTTTAATGATCCAACATATGTAATTAAATGGAGATTTGAAAAGCTTTCCGGAGATGATCCTTCAAAATATACATCTTCTTTAGGAACTGAATCTGCAAATTATAAAGGACCATCTCCTGTTTTTAAAGCAACAGGGGGATTAATTTCTGCAAGAGTTTCAGCAGGAGAAGGATATATTCCTCCTAATCAAGTTTTGGGAAACCTTAATATTTTAAATTCTCTCAACGGAGGAAGCACAACTGGAGCTATTCCCAGAGCAATTTCTACATTCACTGGTCCCGGTGGAGTAGATAACATTCCAACTTATTTACCTAGAGGATCTTATGTTCTTTCGCAAAAAGGGATGGCAGCATACGAAAGATCTATGCAGCAAGGAGCTCAATCTTTTGCCGAAGGTGGTGAAGTAAATGAAGAGATGATCTCTGAAAAAGAAATCCCACAAGTTGGAAGTTTTACAATTAGAGTTGAAAAAGAAGGAGTATCTAAAGTTTATCCTATTCAAGGAGAGATTTCTGTCCTTCAGGAACTTAAGAAAGATCTAGAAGAACAGAAGTTAGTGAGGCTTCATTAATGTATCTTACATTCTCAGAAGAACCTTCATATGGAGAAGATTCTACTTCTCAAGATTATGTTATTGATTTATTGGAAGAAAACATAATTGATAACATTAATTACCAAAAAATTAGAGAATTCAATTTTCCCACTAGACAATCAAGGGTTAATGGGATAAAGACTATTAATGGAAGAACGAAATTTGCTTTTACTTATGGAAATGAAGCTTGGAATATATTATTTAAAACTATTATGGGTCAAAAGATTCGACTAACTGATTTTGCTTTTGCTCGGTCTGTAGAAAAATGGAATATAATTACAGGAATGTTATCAGAAAATATTGATTCTTCCCAGACGACTTTTACAATCACAGAATATAAGACTGGAGAATTTGATAATATTGATGGGATTATTATAGATAACGAATACATTAATGTAAATACAATTAATAATGGCAGTGTAATAAGTTCAGACAGGCACTCAGAAGGCACTACAGCGGTCTTACATACAAAAAACGCCCTTGTGTATGGGGTAGTTATTTCAGGAGGTAATACTTTAGATATAATTTCTCGTTATAGAAATGGTTTTTCTTATGTTTTGCCGACAAGTTTAACTTGTTTAATTTATAGAGATGGAGATTATTTTTGTTTTAATGGAATTCAGCTTTCAGATTTTGTGTTTAATGCAAGACCATCAGAAGGAATAGAAGCTTCTTTTAACTTAAGAGGAAGAGATGCTCGGGTTATAGAAATGGCGAGTCCTTCTTTGGTTGCTGATAATGAACAAGAGGTTAATACGGATCAAATCAATTGTTATAGTATGAATAATTGGATAGATATCGCAAAGTTCTATTTTGAAATAAGTAACACCCTGACTCCTGGTTCTGCAAAATTTTTAAATAATACTCATGAAGGGCTTATTTTAAATCAATTTTCAACTTATGGTCAATTTTCAGCAACTGAATCTACTCTAGAGTTTTATAATGATTATATAAATGATGAAGAGAGAAATCTGAGTATTACAATTTGTAATTCTAAGTTTTTTGATAAAGCTTTTGTCTTTGCTTTTAATAAGACTAGATATGGAACACTTCAGCACATCCTTAGAACTACAAGGTTGATTTACGATAGTGTTCCTTATTATGTTTATGAGCAGTATTCTCATAGTTTCAAAAAATATGGAGAATATAAAAGAACTATTGGCGGAGGAATAAATGATATTGACGTCAATGGAAGAAAGCTTATGATAAATATTAAGGGAATTACTCAAACTCAATTTGATGATATTAGGAAGAGATGCGCCCTTAATAAAATTGTAGACTTTATAGATTTTATTCCGATTTCGGAGAAGAACCAACAAACAAGAGTTGTTTATGAAGACTTAGGCTCAGAAACAATTGACAGCGAAACAATATATTCTTATATACCAACCTATAAAATTTTAATTCTTGAATTTGTTCCGGTATTCGAAAATAATGTTGTAAGTTATACAATTTCTGGAGAAGAAATTTAAGAGGAGGGAGAAAAGATGGACAATACAGATCTAATCCTTATTAAGTCGATTGTTGTTGGTTCAAATGCAAATAATGGCGGAAGGATGTCTTATAATCAAGTCACTTCGAATGTCCTCAATAATATGTTCAATAATATTACTCAGGCTGAACGTACAGCAGGGGCGACTAAGTATAGGAAATTCTTTATGAGAAATAAAAATTCGGCAGGAGAAACAGCAGCGAACAGTCGATTTTGGATTTCTTCTAGATCAACAGGTGGAGATTATTTTCGAATAAAAGAAGGAACTAATTCTGATGTTCAGTCAGATGCTGAAGGGTATTCAAATTGGCTTGGAACAGGATATTTGACTGCTCCATTGTCTGCTGATTCTACCACTTTTGAAGCTTTGTTTGATACAAGTGATGGAGTTTACAATGGATCTCTTATCAGAATTACAGACAATAGTGGTGGAGAAGAATTTTTAACAATTGAAAATCCAGGAGGAATTTCTTGGGTAGGAAATACGGTAACGATAGTAGTTACAACTCCAGTTAGAGGAACTTATCCTGCTAGTCAGAATTCTTTAGTCATGGGAGTTATTGATCAAGGGAGTTTAGTTGCTTCTTCTGATTCATGGACAGAAACATCTGTATTGGGAACTTATGATGAAGCTAATTATCCAATAGAAACAAATAATGTTGGAACTGTAGAAGATACTTGGACTCTAACTTTTTCAAGTGCTGTAGCGTTTTCTGTTTCTGGAACAAATTCTGGAGCAATTGGATCAGGAACTACAGGGGGAGATTTTTCTCCCATTAATACAAATGTTGGAACTGGAGATTATTACTTTATCTTAAGAGCAGCAGGGTTTTCGGGCGTATGGGTTCTTGGAGAAACTATTACTTTTTCCACTCACCATTCATCTAAAAGTGTATGGATTAAAGAAATTGTTCCTGTTTTAACAGGTTCTAAAGCAAATAATGTCATGAAGACGAAATTTTATGCAGAAGGTTCATAAGTGACTGTAATTATTAAAGATTTGAGTTTAAAAGTTTTTGTGGCTAGGGAATCTAGACCCGAAAAGAGAGAACCTCTGTCTCTCCTGCCACAATCTGCATTTCAGGGGGATCTACAGAGGAGATCATCATGGAAGAGAAAAAATATCATGTTTATGCTTATTTGGATTCTAGGAGATCTGGAAAATATAATTATAAAATTAAAGAAGGAATTTATCATCCTGAATTTGAACCTTTTTACATAGGAACAGGAAAAGGAAAAAGATATTTATGGTATAAAAAAGCTAGAAAAAGGGATGGAAAAACGGGGCAAAGAATTCTTAAAATGAGAAAACAAGGAAATTTTATAAAAGTTAAAGTTCTTAGAAAAAATTTAATAAAAGAACAGGCTTTTTCTTTGGAAGAAAAGTTAATCATAGGAATCGGAAGACAAGACCTCAAAAAGGGTCCTTTATTAAATAAATCAGATGGAAAGGGAGGAAAGAATTCTCCTTTGATTAGAAAAAGAATGAGAGAAATGAATTTAAAAAATTGGAAAAGCGAAAAGTATAGAAAAGAAATGAGCAAGAAAGCAAAAAAGCAATTTAGGGAACTTTGGAAAAATCCTGAATATAGAAAACATTTTTCTGAAAAAAGAAAAGGGGAAGGGAATAACTCTTCTAAATTAACCGAAAAAGATGTTTTAAAAATGAGAAAACTTTTTTTAAAAGGAAAGAAAAGGATAGATCTAATAAAAATTTTTAATGTTTCTAAAAGCACAGTGAGTAGAGTTGTTTATAGATATTCTTGGACGCATATTTAACCAGAAAAAAGAAGGAGAAATAAAATGTCTGCCCCGAACCTAACCGTTTTATGGAATAGTAGTCAAAACGATACAGTTAATACAGGAGGAGCATCAGGAGATGCTGATTGGGAATTATTTGATCCAATCAATGATAAGATTGGATTTCTTGGATCAGGAACAAATGATCAAGATTCTAATTCTTCAAAGGATGTTTTTATAATTCCTGAATCCGGAAACCAAGAAGTTCCTAAGCAATTCATTAATGATTATAGTGAATCTAAATGGGATAGAGTTTGGTTAGCAGGATCTGATGCAGATCAAGGAGGAGGTGGAAATTATCGGTACGCATTTGGGGCATATATAGATGGAACGACTGCATCAACTCCAATTCTCCAAGCTTGGGACTCTACTTCTCATGATTCTTATAATCTAGAAGTTTTAGGTGCAGGTGTTCCTGCAAACTCTATGCTGAGGGCAGTTAAGACTACAGATGGAGCTCCCGGAGTAGGGTGGGCGGGTACACCTCTTGCAGGAGACGGTGATTCTAATTCTATTGCTCTGAGTACGGGAGCCATTATTGCTCCACAAATGGTATATTGGAACATGAGATTACTAGTTCCTAGTTCTGCTGGACCCTTTGCTTCTAACCCTGTGTTGGCAATATACATGACTTTCGCCTAATCTATTAAAAAGGAGAATAACATGGAAGAACAGATTTATAGAGTTAGCTTTCAGAATGGAGAAGAGTTTTTAGGAGGAAGTATTCAATTTCCAAAATGGACTAAATGTCCAGACTTAGGGATAAAATCTTTTGAGTTAATTTTACCATATGATGATAGAATAGTCCTTTCAAATTATGAAAAATATAATTTCTTCATAGGAGCAATTAAGCCTTTAGTTGGAGAAAAGAAGTTAACGATAATTCATTTATTTACTATGGGGTGTAAAAAGAATTTAGTTACTTCATATAGGGTTACTCTTCTTTCTAGAGATAAAGGAAAACATAGAATTGGAGATATGACTGTGAGGCAATTTCCTTTTGGGAAGGAAGGAATGGGGAGGAATCCCACTTCTGGTTGGAAAAAGGGGATATCTTAAATGGGATGGGCATGGGTTTCACATTTTGATAATACTGAATGGACTGTTCAAACTGGATCTTGGGTCACAGATCATTGGGAAACTTCTGTTGAAGTATTAGATTTATATCCTCCTATTGGATCCTGGGATGATGGGTATAGACCAACTAAAATAAGAGTTACTCATTCTGGAGATGGGGTTGGATTTGGGACTGCTAATCTGGTAATACTTGATACTGAAGAGGCAACCATTGGTAGCGATTATACTTATGTTTCGTTAGAAGAAGTGGATCTTTCGTTTGGGGCTAATGATATATATTGGGTTTATGTGTATCTCAAAAATGACGGGAATGTAACTGATATAGAATTCTATGAATCTCAATCTAGTTCTTCTAGTTCTTCGTTATCGAAATCTTCGTCATCGAGTTCTAGGTCTAGTTCTTCGTCATCGAAATCTTCGTCATCGAAATCTTCTTCATCGAGTTCTAGGTCTTCTTCAAGTTCTAGTTCAGCTCAGCATCACGAAATTGATATCTACCTAGATACAGAAACCCATAAAGCTCATAGAATAAGCACTATTTTAGATTCTGAATTATGGAATCCTCTAAGAAACGAAATTCAATTAGATGTAGAAATTACGGCTTCAAGTATGATATGGGGATATGTTAAAGATTGGAGAGGACATATTGTAAGAAAGCAATGCATTATAATCATTTCATCTTTAGATGGAACAACTATTTATGGAAGAACAAACTCAGATAAAGATACTGGATATTTTAATACAAAAATTTCTGTCGCATCTGGAACAAATGTTTTAGTTTCTTGTTTTTTAGAAGGAATTTTTCGTGGTCAAGAAAATTTAGCAGGAAGTTTAATTTTTACTACAGCAAGTTCTTCGTCAAGTTCATCTTCTATGAGTTCTTCATCTGAATCAAGTAGTAGCAGTTCTTCTTCATTATCGCCTTAAAGGAAATTAGTATGGCAATTTTAAAATCACAACTAAACCATAATGATACAGTTGGATTTGGAATAATAGATGAGGAATCTGTAAATCAATCTTTCTTTTTTGAAAAATCTTTTATTTTAGATTCAGTAACGGTTGAATTTGATTCTACAAACCAAGATCCTTTGCGAGATGTTAAGCTGAAATGTGAAGTTAGAGCAGGAATTGGAAAAGATAGCGCATTAGATTTGACCCAGTCCGTTATTGATGAGTCTTCGTGGATTAATGACGAAGATATTCCTCCAACTGGATACACTTTCGCACTAAATGGATTAAATTTGGATTCAGGAACTTATTGGTTTACAATAAAGACAAATAGTAAATCTAAGAGCAATCTTCTTTTATTTCAAAAAGGAGGATCATTTCTTATTAATAGATTTATTCACATTAGATATGGAACGGGAATTTATAGAAATGATCGAAGTCTCAAAATCATAATTAATGGAACTTGGGGAACCGAAAGAGGAAATATGAATACTTTAGAAATAAATACTTACACAACAACCACAATTAGGGATGAAACATAATGGCATATGAAGAATCAGTAGTAGATTATTGGAATTATTGGTGTTATTTCCAAAGAATTTTGAGAAATAAAACTACAGGGGCAAAAACTTTTCTAGAATCAGGAATATTTATTCCTGATTCTTTTGGAATTGTTAGATCTGGAGAAAAAAAGTTTGATCTTAATGCTTCAGAAGAGATAATCGAAAATTATTTAACAGCCTTAAAGCCTGACTTAGATAAGATGAATGTTCAGAATTCTCCAATTAGCACAACCTTTCTTTTGAATTTTTTACAAGCTACTTTAAATGATGGAGAAGTAGAACTTAATATTACGATTAAACCGTGGGCTAATTCTAGCGGTTCTTCTTGGACAACTTCTACTGAAATTACTTATGAAGATATTCTAGAACACTATATTCCTTTTGATGTTCCATTAGAAAATTATGATTCAACATTATATGAAAAAACAGTTTCTGCTGATTTATCAGCAAACAACGTTAAATTTGATGATATAATTCAAACATTTTATAAATTCATGCAAGGTAATTCTATTGGGTTTACTATAAGTGCTAAAGGCGGATATTGTGATATTTATGGGCCTTCTTCTAATCTCTATTTTTTAAGACCTAAATTTACCATCACTCAAATTGTCGGAGGAAGACTTGGTTCAAATTTTTTATTAGATACTGAAATAAAAGCTGCTTCTAAAGTTAAAGGGGTTTGTAAAAACAGAAGCGGAGATATAATAACAGGGAGTCAGTGTAGAATAATCGTTATGGATTCTGATAAAAATAATTTAGTTGGAACAGGTCTTTCATCAGCAGCAGATGGTTCTTTTTTAATAGATATTGAAAAAAAAGTCGGGCATTCGGTTATAGTGAGCTTTGTTAGTAATGATCAGAGCTTACTTGGAACAGAAATTATGGTTTCAGTTTCAGGAGACACAGTTTAATGACAGATTTAATAATAAGAAAACCATATCCATATAGAGATGAAAGGCTTTATCCAGTAGGGTGGAGAAGCTTTTTACAAGAAATTTTTTCTCTTAATAGATTTGAAGTTTTTGCAGAAGTCATAGGAATTAACAAAATTTCTGGAGAAATTCCTGCTGAATTTATTTCTATTAACGATATAACTTCTTTAATAGAATCTGAAATTGTAGGGATTAATTCATTAGAAGTGTTTAGCGAAATCATCTCTTTGAACGATTTAATTGAACCTTCAATTAGAGAAACTATTTCTTTAAACATTTTATCAACAGACCATATTCCTGAATTTATTTCAGTAAATGATTTATTAGATTATAATGGCCCTTACGAAAAAGAAACTGTGGGAATTAATATCTTAAGGGGAGATCCAAGCTTTGTTGAATATTCTTATATTATTAAAATTTTCTTAGATGAAGTTGATGTTACCGATTACATTCTTGATTGGTCGGTTACTATTTCTGAAGAAAACTATGTAAATTCTGGGAAAATTACTTTTACGGGTAAAGAATTCTTTACACAATCAGATCCAACCTTAAGAATTAAAGAGAAAAGAATTAAAATAACTATTGATGATATTGATTATAAATTTCTTTTAGAGAAACGAAATGTGAGTAGAAATCCTGAAGATGGATTTTTTAGTATTTGGGGAAGATCTCACATTGCTATTCTTGATGCTCCTTATGCTATTCCAATTACAGATAAAGAGATATATCAAGACTCTAGTGGAAATTGGATTTGTTCTGAGGATTCTTCTTATGTTCCTCATATATGGCAAACTAATGATAGAATGGCAAGTGAAATAATGGAAAATGTTATTGATGGAAACTTTTCTTTGGAATTAGAAATTGATGATTTTGTTGTTAAAAAAGATTCTTTTGTAGTTTCTAATGAAACCCCTATTGAAATAATTAATCGGCTTGCAAAAGTAATAGGGGGACAAGTTAGAACAGATTTAGATGATAAAGTTATTGTAAGATATGAAAAGTATGACACTACAGGATCTACAGAAGCTACTTTTTATGACACAGAAGGAATTCATTTGTTAGAAGAAAGGGTTGATTTTCCAGAAGGATATAATCGAATATTAGTTAGAGGTCCGAAAGATGATTTAGCAGAACAAAATATGAATTTAGAAATTGTTTTAGATGATGATCTTAATGAAGAAAAAACCACTTTTATTTTTGGGTCAGATATTTGGCTAAGAGTATATAGATCTCCTTTCGATTTAGATTATGAAATCAGTTGTTCTTTAGGAGAAATTACGTTGATGAGTTCAAGTGTATCGGAAGTAATTTCTAAAGAATCAACAGGATTTTCTGGAAAATCTTTAGAAACTTTTAGACCTATTAATTCTGTTAGTTTAATTGAAAGATATGACTGCACTAATCTTCCTTCTACAAGTTATGAATTTAATAGCGGATACAAAACAATAACTTCTGAGTCAGGAATAGAAGACGAACCTGTCTTAGTTACATATTCTTCTAAATATGACCTTTATTTGCTCAGAGTAGAGCAGCCATGTGACCCATTAACTTTTGATGAAGTTATTTCGAGAATAGTTGCAGAATATCAAGGAAATTAATATGGCGACAGAAACAAAAGCTTATCATGATGTAACGATTGCCCTTTCTTATGATGAAGATTCAATAATGGAAGCTTCCATTGTAGATGAAGATAATAATGATCCCAGTTGTTATATTCCAGGAATCGATTATTATGTTAGGCTATATAGATCTAATCCAGATCTTTCTATTGTTGCTAGAGCAAATTTCGGTTCAATTGTTTTAGATACTGCCGAAGTAATAGAGGCCATTTCACCAAATGAAATTATAACTTTCGGAGGAGATGATGCAGGATCTGTTGAAAAAATGATCTTTGGAAATTTTCAATATTCTTTTGATGGATTAGTTTTTAATGAAGATATGGAAGAATGCATTCCAATTATATCTTATACGGAAGGGTCAAAAGCAATAAGAACAAATCGAAAAATTTTTGGAATAGCATCTATTTCATACTATACTAAATATATACTTTTTAAATTCAGGCTTTCTAGAACTGGAAATCTAATTCTCTCTTTTTCAGGAGAATAAAAAATGATAGAAGTTTATTGCATAAGAGGACTTGGAGATAAAGAATTAAATCCTGTAGAAGATGATTTAATCATTACTGATTTAATGGCGACTAAACGTGGAAAGAATGAAATAGATCGACAATGGTATCTTCAACATATTCAAAACCTAGAAGTCCCTTTTAAAAAGACAGATGGCGGAGAAGCTATTATGGATGATGATATAGTTGAAATGTCTGATCCATTTTTTGGATTATCCGGGGTAAGAAAAGTTAATAAAGTTGTGATTTCTGGAACTTCTTCAAAGCTTACAATGAATTTAGAGTTAGTTAAATTTGAGGAATTTATTTAATGAAAAAACTAAAGACGATAGTTGTTCCCGAAGAAAAAACAGTTTATTATACAGATGCTATTGTTACGAAAGTTCACGAAGATAGTTATAATATTAAGCTTTCTAACGGAAAGAGTTTTTTATTTGTCCAAAATACATCTAGTTTGAAATTTAATTCTGGAGATTATGTGGCTATATTATTTTTTGATGAAAAACAGCAGAGTTGTAGAATTATAGGTAAAGGCAAACGGCTTCCAATTATTGGAAATATTCCAGAGGTAATAGTATGAATACTGTTTATTCCTATACTACTTTGAATATAGTTGAGAGTTGTTCTGAGGGAGATTGTTCTTTAACATGGGAACTTAATTCTGATGATAATAATAATCCTGCTTGTTATCTCAACGGAACTTCATATTTTATTAGATTATACGAAAGCCCCCAAGACCTTACAATAATTACTTTTGCTACAAACGGTTCTATTCGCTTTGATTCAAATGTTGAAATTGATATTGAAGAGGAATATCTTGTTTTTTCAGGAGAACAGACGGAGAATCTTGATTTTCCCCTTTATTCAGATTTTAATTGCGAGCTTATAGGGAATGCCTACAGTGAAAGTGGAGAACTTATTCCTTCAATTACTTTTTCTAGTACAATTGGATTAAAAGAAATTATGGCAAGTCTTCCATGTTTTGCTGTAATAAAGGTCAGCTACAAGTCGCGATATTTAAAGCATAGTTTTGTTGGTAATTCAGTTGGGACTCTGCTGCTGATAGCTCTTGCGGACTGTGAAGGAGATTCAACTGCCAAAGCAGTAACTACAATAGACATAAAAAGTAGCTGTGCAGATAGTGAGTGCTTACCCATTACTGTTGAATCTGATACTTCAAGTGATGATGGGGCTAATTATGCTAATGAAAACAAGGCATTAATCAGAGTATATGGAGCAGAGAGAAATCAAATAACAGTTGGAACAACAAGGGGAAGCATAGAATTTCTAGGAGTTAAAGAAGAAACAATAGAAGAAGATATTTCAGGATGTAATGGAGACTTTAGTGCTTCTGAATTTGTTTATAGATTGATCAGCCAAGAAACTCTTAGCGGTAATCTAAATCCATTTTTGGTAGAAAATGGAGATTTAGTAATGCCAATTAATCCAGAAGATGGATATGTTCATGGTATTCCTCCGGGATACGGAACAGTTAGAATTAAATATGTTAGTCGGTGGTTAGAATTTTTAGTAACTTCTGCCATTTTAGGAAAAGGAGTTTTCTTTGTTAAAAATGATGAGAATGAATTGTGTGATATTATTTGTATCGGATATGAACTTGGAGAAGGAGAAGGAGTAAAGAAATATGATATTACAGTAATTTATAAAGACTTTGTAACAGGAGCTCCTATTGCAGATGCTGAAGTTTGGGTAGATGATGTTTCTGTTGGAAGAACTAATGCTGCTGGAGAACTATTAATTGAAGATGTCATTTCTGGAATAAAACATCGAATCAGATCTGAGAAACCAGGATTCTTAAATTCTGATTCTGATAGTCTCGCCAATGATTCTTTTATAATTCGAGAAAGCTAAATGGGAATTGTAGATAAAGTCGTAAGAACTGGAGAAGGTGGAAAAGTTCTTGCATTAAATATGGTTCCTTCTGGATGCGATTCAGACGGAGTCTTAGAACTATATATGCAGAAACCAGCCGATTCTGTTCTTCAAGCTGGTCATGGATATCTTTCTGCTTGTTCATTTTCTTTAGAAGAAGAAACTTGGGGGGATGGTGACTTTGATTATTTAAAAATTTCTGTAACAATTGAAGAAGATCCTAGGTTAAAAGCTTTTAGTGTATTTTCTTTTTTCGGCACAAGAGGTCTTGGGATAATAAAACATTGTCCTCTTAAAGTTTATTGTGGTGATTTTTTTTATGATGTAAATAAAGTAATGGGAAAGGAATGGAAAAACCAGACTGATACTTTTGGTCTTTTAAATAAAACATGGGAACCGGAAATTTTAGAGTTTAAACCTAAGACTAAAAACAAAATTGGAATGATTAAAGGCCATGATGACTTAACATATTGGAATAAACGTGAAGCAAAAGGAGATGGATTTTATGGATTTGATGATCATTATGCCGAAGTAAAACTCTTCGGATCAGATGTTCAAACTTTTAGCCATAGTGTTGGAGTCACGATTCTTGATTATCTCAATAAAGAAAGATGGGAAAATTCTTTATTATCTCTTAATGCAGATGAAAGTATGATGGAAGTAGCGGAAGCTCACGCAAGTTATATGATTCGAGAAGATTCTTGTAGTACAAAAGAACCAAATCAATATGTTACATTAAAAGATGAAATAAGAACAACTGCTCCTTATATAAATTTTGAAGAATATAATCGAGTAACATTTTGTAAAAGAAACATTTTAGCTCCTTCTCTTGAATCTATTAATCTTGAATCTATTTACGAAGAAGCTATAAAAGAATGGTCTTCTGATTATGGGGCAATAGAAAATGTTTTAAGAGAAAGTTATAATGCAGCAGGGTTTGGAGTTTCCATTGGCCTCACTCAATTTCTTACAACCAGACTTCAAAATTATTATACCGTTTATGTTTGTGTAGATTTAGGAAAGATAATTGAAATAACAACTAGACAAACAGGAGTTGAAGCCCTGGCCTCTACAGAAGGAGATCCTGTGGAACACACTGAAGCTAGAGAAGGATTTTACGAAGGAGTATATCAGACCAATTATACTTTTGAAATTGGAACTGAAGCTAAATTTGCTCTAGATTCTCATAATCCAATTTGTAGAACGCATGTCTTTCGAGATGATTATCCTATTCCTTCTGGATTATATTATCTTTATGGTCATTATAATGACATATCTGTTTTGAATGAACAGCAAACAAGAATGGCTAATTTTGAGAATTGGCCTGAAGAAAAGAAAACATTTTTTACAATTAATAGTAACATGGAAATTCCTGATCCTGATCCTAGAGAATATCCTGTTCTTATGTTGACTTATACATATTCTCCAAATTTTTTAGAAGCGGGAGTAATAGAAGAAGGTCCTTATAGAAGTGGCCCAACAGAACATTGGAAATATAAAATTGCAGGAAAAGAAGTAAGGGGATTTTCTCAATCAAAATTTTCTGTAGGTGATTGGGTTGTAATTCAAAAGGGAACATCGGGAAGCGGAGAAGACGAAATTGAAACTTGGTTTATAGTTCCAACTTCTAGTAAATATTATGAAAATGTTTCTGAAAATATAAAAGGAGTAGGGTAGTGAGTTCTTTTCAGTGGGAAGATATAGATTTAAAAGCAGGAAATATTCAAAGAGGAACTATTAGTAATATTAATTATGAAGACATGATTGCTGATGTCAGTGGAATAGGAAGTTCTATCCCGATTCATTATCACTGTGAAGAAGAATATTCTGATGATGGAAAATCTTTTGATGAGACTTATTCTGATAGTATGGATGAAAATGGAGCTTATGCATTTATAGAAGATGAAGAAGTTATGATAATGTTTCGAAAACCTAATAATAAAAGTCCTTTAATTATTGGATTTCCAGATAAAGTTGAAGAATGTGGATTAAGATTTAAATTATTTGACTGGAATGGTAATGTTTTAACTGATGATCCAGAAAAAGAAGTTAGATTTTGGATATATGATGAAAGCCAAAATGAATTGGATATAATTTATACTTATTTTGAAAAAAATGAAATTTGGAAAATTGAATTAAAAGATGGAGAAAGGTTTTCAGGAGAAGATAGATTTTGGGCATTTTATCAATGTTTCAATGGATCTAAAACTCAACATGAATTTATTATCGAAGAAATTAATTGGCTTAAAACTGAAGATCAAATAAAAGGGGTAGGATATTATGAAGACGTAATTCAAAAACATTGCCCCGCAGAAGTTGAATTTGAATTTGATGATGACAATACGCCGGATACGATAG